TACAAACTGCATCGAATAAACAGAAGTGTCTGTAAATATTATAATTTCTTGTCTTGACTTGACCGCTCCTACAATTGTTGAACCTGATGATAATCTTACTGAGCCAGCGGTATTAGTTATTAAAGGTTCAAATTCTAATTCGTTTTCTTGATCTGAAAACGCAACCAACATAGGATCCACAGTTCCTGTTCTAGAGCTACCTGATATTGGGTCAGCTCCCAAAACAATCAAATGTCTGTCAACCTCTGAGGTCAGCACTTGTAAACCTACTGTCGGTACTAAATTAGCGCCTGAAACAGCAGATAACTCAACGGCTCTTGTATTAACACCGTCGTTTTCAACCCATCTATATATGCCTCCAGCGCGAGTATTCATTATCAAATTTTCACCAAAGTTATCATGTGTCCACAATCTTAACTGATTGGTTCCACCCAAAGGACTAGCAGAACCCCAAGTGCTTGCACCCCAAGTGTCCGTACCCCAACCCGTTGATTGTACGTAAACATCAAGGCCAACATTTATTTGATATGCAGCATCCGTAGATGAACCGCCGTTACCTGAATCACTAGCGTTTGCAGTGACTGTGCTGCTTGACGTATCTTTAGCAGTTATCGTGTAAGTATTTGCGTTTGTTACTAAATCAATTTGGTACTCTTGATTCAATACGGCTGCTGTCACATTACCGCCCAAAGATACGGCACTAGAAAATGTTACAAAATCGCCATTAACAGCTCCGTGACCATTATCAGTTACAGTGATAGTAGAAGACCCGTCTGTAGCAGCAAATGTAGCTGCGTTTGTTGTATTTTTTCTGATCGGAGTTACGTCGTAATATAGCGTGCCTAATTTAATATAATATTTAAGGTGTGTTCCGATACCAAGATATTTAGAGCCACCTAAAGAAATCCAGTTATGTAAAGCTCTTGCTGTTCCTAAATACGTTGAACTAGATAATTTTTCCCAACCTCCAAATTTTTCTACTCTACCATCTCTAAATCTTATCAAGTTACAATCAAACCAACCCCCCTCGTTACTGTAAGCAGTTCCTTCTCTATTTATACCAGGTCTAAATTGTACTTTTGAATATGGCATCTATATTTTCTCCCAGGTTTTTCCTTCAAACAAATCTGCCTCTGCTTGTCTTCTTTTGACCAAACCTGCTAGAACTTCACCTCCAGCTTTGTTCCATCGTAGTATTTGATCAGGCACTTCGTCATATTTACCTTCATTTAAAACTTTTAGTAAAGTAGAAGACTGTAAATTAGCGGGTCCTAAATTAAAAACCCAAGAACAAAGCGCGTCAAATTGATTCTGATCTAAAGGTACATTTATCATTTTGTTTATATACCCCTCATATTCAGGCATCTCTTCTTGTAGTAAATGCTCTGCTTCGTCTTGATTTATTTGGTCGCCCTCTTTGACACCCTTTATTGTTCCGTATCCAATTGTCCAAACTCCTACGCTATCTTGATATGCTTCCAAACCGCAACCCTCAAAATTTTTGATTAGTTTTATACCTTCTTGTGATATTTTCATTTCATTCGCCCCAAGTCCCATCTTTTTTAACATGTCCTGTCTTTGTTCCGCCCCAGTATTCAACAGCGTGTCCTTCCTTGATAAGCTTTTGACAAACATCTTCACCATCTGCCGTATAAGGTACGCCCAAAATTCTGCCATATTTACCTTTACCTAAAGATTTAATCCTAAATGTGCCTTCGCATAATTCTTTCAATCTTTCTTTAGCTTTTAAACCTAAAGCCTTTTCTTCTAAATTTCTTGTTCTAGATTCTGGTGTGTCAATACCAGCGAGCCTAACTCTTTGTTTATGGAGTTTTACATCAAAACCAAGGTCTAAGATACAATCAAATGTGTCACCATCTACTATACGATCGAGTGTAGCTCTATAAACAAATTCATCTGGGGTCTTACTCATCTTCAGTTTCCTGTGGTTTATCTAACTCTCTATAATATTTAATGATAGCCAGTATGTCTTTTGTGTACCTAGTTATCTCGGCCATATCCATAGATAAATTTTCATACTCCCTAGCCGATAAGGAGTAGAAGGCTCTTGGTGGTGCATTTCCTGCTGATAAACTATCTAAATATTCTTGCATTGTTGTGGGTGTCATAACTTCCCAATCTACGTCAGTCAAGCTCATAGGATAAGGTAGCGGTGGATGATAGATAGGTGATCTTTCAGCTATAGTTTTGATCTGGACAGGTTTAACGGCCTGTTGAAATGTAGAACAACTTGCCAGCAAAATTGACAAACTAATTAGTGCTAGGTTTTTCATCTGATTTTTCTGGGTTACTTAATCTTTCCAATTCAGCTATAACTCTAGCTGAACCTCTATTTATCCTTCTTTGCATATCTTCTGGGTTAGCTAAAGCAGATTCGTCTAGGTCTAAGTTTGCAAATGTTTTTCGTAATTTGTTTACATTTTCCATAGCTTTTTTATTCTCTGCTGCAAGTGTATTCATTTGTTGTTGTTGTTGTTTTGCTTGTTCTAGATGTTTTTCTATTGCATCGTTTTGTTTTTGTATCTCTGTTTCTAAGATTAACTGATTTCCTTTAAGGGTGCTTATCTGATCTGCTTGATAGTCTATGTACCAGGCTGACCCAGCAATTGATATTACTAGCAGTCCTCCTAATATTATTGATAGTTTTATTCCCATGTATATATTTTTAAAGGTTCACTTATGCCTTTTACCTCTATTGGTTGTAATGATTTTAGCTTAAATCCACAATTTTTTGCAGTCTCCTCTGCAATTATTAAATCTACGCCTACTGCTTTGCAACTTGATTCACACCTAGCAGCTATATTTACAGCAGAACCAATAGCTGTGTAATCAAATCTAGTTGAAGACCCACAATTACCTATCACAGCTTCACCAGTGTTTACTCCCACCCCTATTTCAACACCGATATCTGCGAGTTTGAATTGATCTTGTATTTCTTTAGCACATAATACAGCTGCTTCTTCGTGATTTTCCAAGTCTAAAGGAGCGTTAAATATGGCAAACATGGCGTCCCCTATGTACTTGTCTATCATACCGTCATACCTTTTTACTGTTTCAGATTGTATAGTTAAAGCCTCATTCATAATTCTAATTACGCTTTCAGGGTCCATAGTTTCACTCATAGCTGTAAAACCTCGCACGTCTGTAAATAAAAATGTGCATCTTTTCTTTTCACCACCCAACTTGAGTAGACTCGGATCAGATTGCAGAGCCTTTACTTGTCTGGGATCTAAGTAATGTTCAAACTGTTTTTTGATTTGCTGACGTAGTTTGTATTGTTCTCTAAAACGTATATAAAAAGCTACTGTGGCTGTAATAAATTGTGACACCAAAGCCCAAGTGACATCTATCAGAATACCTTTTTGTATTGTAAAAACGCCGTAAAAGGCTGTGGATGCAAACACTACAGCAAAAAATGATACTCCCCATGTAATACCAAAAACATTCAATACAAGCCAAACGAAAACTAACGAAAACAAAAATATTAATAATTCTGTAGCCAATGCGTAATCAGGTATGTACGGACTATCTTGTATAAGTATAGATTCAGCAAGCGCTGCTTGTATTTTATGTGGTTCTAACAGACCTACTGGTGTAGCAAGCTGAGGCATAATACCTTTTGCAGTAAACCCAACGAATACAAATTTATTTTCTACATCCATCTCTGCTAAAGATGTTTCACGTGGAACAACCCAAGAAATCCATTTACGACCAAGACTATCAGTTTTTACTGGAGGCAATCCTTTTACTCTAACTTCTTCGACACCATTATCATTCGTTTTTATAACGTAGGTATCTGCCCCAGCTAAAACTTTAAGAACTTCCGTACCGTATGAAGATACCCAGCCATCAGAAGTACGCATGAGTAAAGGTAGTCTACGTATCAAGTTATCAGCATCTGTCCGAGCAACTGCTATTCCTTGACTAGCGTTATATTTCAAAACGTCTATATTTTGTATTACACCTGTAGCCATCATGCCACCAGTATCTTCTGGTCCTAAAATAACAGTTCCAGATGTAGGCGGATATTCACCCTCGCCTTCAAACATAGCCAAAACACTTGGAGAAAATTTTAAAGCCTCAGTAAACTCAAAGTCACCGCCAAACCTGTCTGGTTGAGGAAAAGCCATAACCCACCCTACGCCCATAGCGCCTTGTCTTAATAAATTAATGTGTATTTGAGCCAATGTTTGTCTAGATAAAGGGTAACCACCCTCATTAGCTATATCTTCTTCTGTTATATTTAAAACTACAAAATTGCCTGATTCTTCCTTTTCTTGTATAAAACTATCAAAAGTTTTTAATTTTAATATTTCATAGGCGACTGGTTGAAAATAATAAACAGAACCTAGTGCTATAAATAAACTTAAAAATATAATAGTTTTTTTCATCCAGACCCTTGCTTGATAATAATAGTGGTCGAAGAACCACCATTTACTTTCACTGTATTTGATACTCCGTCTTGTACTAAGATAATAGTATAGCTTTGAGAACCGTCTAATGACAGTCTTGCGCTTTGGCTCACGGATCTAATCATACTTATGTTTTGACCTGATACTATAGTAGTAATCTGTGTATCTTTGTCTTGGCCTATATCTGTACCAGTAATACGTATACCCACACCACCCTGTTTGAGTTGATCTTCTTCTTTGGATATTGCTAAAGCATCTATAACATTAAGCAAATCCTCAAGAAAATTTACATCTAAATAATTGATATCCAATTCAGTAAATTCAAAATCAGCCTCTGTATCAAGAAAATCTTCATTTAGAAAATCAATATCAAGATCATCAAAATCCAAATAGTCTACTGTCGATTTTGATTGTGTTTCTTGTATTTGTCTATCTGTCTCCTCTGGTGGATTAACGATCAACATGTTATCAATAAAATCTAACGATATGTCTAAAGTTACAGGCTTAGTGGGATTGTTCTCGTATACTGATACAGTTGTTGCTTGGTATGGTTTGTTTAAAGTTACGCTACCAGATGCTGTTGATACCAGGATTTCACCGCTAGATATACCGTTTTCGTCTGGCAGTAAAATGACCAACGATCTTCCTAGTTCATCCACTGTGCAAGTAAAATCTGTGCCTCTAATAGCAATATCTGCTGTCGGTGTTTTAATAAATATTCTGCTTTTATTATTAAACTTGCCTGTAATAAAACGTGCTGTGCCACTAGCAAACTTCAATGCCATTTTTGATTTTGAGGGGTCAGGGTCATAGATGTATTCATCTATAACCAATTTTGAATGTTCTGTTAGTTTGACTGTAGAGTTGTCTTCAAAAGTTATAGCAACCCTGCCCGCTTCTGTTCGGACATCATCCATCTGCTGTATGTCAAAGTCTAATTCAGCCCCATAGGGCCTATCTCGCAGTATTTGAGCGTTACCTCTAAGTTCTGAAATAGCTCCTATCTCAACAGACGAATGAAGTAGTTGAGTCTGACTGAGTAACGCAAACAGTACCGTTAGAGCCAACAGATGTAATTTTAAGCCAATCATTATCTGTAGTAGACTCCTGATCTATGTTAAATGTCCTAGTGCTGCCTGTATGGTCTAAGTAAAAGTAACCACCAGCATATCCATCGCCATCATAGGTTATTGTATTATCACTACCATCTATATCCATGTAGTTAGTAGCGCCGTCAACATCTATATTAGAAGTTATAGTGTTGCCTGAACCTTGGACTATCCAATCCAAATCAAGGTTTGCAGCTAATGCTGTCATTGCATGGTTTAGTGTTGCTGTGTTTGTGTTGCCTGTAAACTGAACATTTACGTTAGAACCGTCAGCCCCAGTTGCATTAGTCTCATCAGTAGACATATTAAATGTATTGGTATCACCTATAAATGAAAAATAACCTGTATAGTTATCTGCCCATATATCACCAAGAAATTTATTAGTATTACCTTTTTGTAAAATATCTAAAGTCATGGTTGTGCCATCCAAATCCAATGGTGTCATATTAGAAGCACCAGCTGTTGCATCAGCACCGCCTATAATATTACCGCTACCCCCAACTTGTTCTATATCTAGATTAGATGTAGCACCTGATTGATCTATAAATATTTCGTTGTCTGCACTTATTAAATGCAAAGATAAAATTAACAAACTTAAACCAACTAAAATCGCCTTAAAAAGTTCAAGAACTTGTTTTCCAGTATCCTTGTTCATATCCTTCCTCTATTGTTTGTAAAACAGCTGTCTCGATAGCCATCTGTAAAGCAATATTTATAGACTCATTTTCTACTATACCGCTCTCTATTTCAACTAATTCGGTGTTATTTGCATAAAATCTGAACACATCAGAAGATACAGAGGCACTCAAAATAGTTTTCGTAACCAATACCTCTATCAGTATTTTACCAGTCAACACAGATACTGTCCTTAAAGATATGGTTACAGAGTCTTGTCTATATTCTTTAGAACCTCCTATTCCAAGATAACGTGCGCCTGCACCACCTGATTTAATATTGGTTTCGTAGCCTACAACCCCACCTTCCATAAGCAAACCTGCAAAAAGCAAAGGCTTGAGTTTTTGTTTCTCATCAAAGTTTTCTCTAGCAGAGCGAATAATTTGTCTTTCTTTTGTAAGATGATCTAGTCCTGTACGCTCTACAACATCAAAAACACCAGAATGTTGTAAAGCTCTAATAAGATAAGCATCAGGCGATTGTGTTATTGCAGTGCTAAAACTAGCATATTGACTGTTACTTCTTCGTTGTCCCGTGTCATCTTTAAAAGAACTCGGATACACAGCTACTACGGGTTTTCGTATAGGTAGAGTTACTTCTGCTAATTCTGTTAATAGAGAGCCTATCTGAGCTGACTCAACCGTCCTTGCTGGTGGTATGCCATTGTCTAATGGATCTACAATTAATGCACAACTAGAAAGTAAAAGAACCAAGAGGTACAGTGATTTCTGTTGTATTGCCTTCTTCATCTGTAATAATTAATGTTACTTTGTCGTCTTCTACTCTATATTCTATTGTGTTGCCTTCTAATTCAAGAATACCAAAATCAGAAGCAGTTTCACCGAACAAACTATCAACCAGTTGTCTGCTTAGTTGTGCGTATATTCTACTCTCTAAATTACGTATAAACCTAGCGAGAGTAGTGTTTTCTGCTTCTCTTTCTAAGTCTTCTACATAAGCTTGTATCTCTTCGCGTATGGCTTCTTTCCTATTAAACTCTTGGTTTTCTATAGTCAGATAATGACTAGATGTACCAACACCAGAGAAGCTTGGGTTTTTAAACTTATGAGTCATTTCATCAGCACTAAGGCCTACTGATATCAGTAAAGTACCAAAAAGAGCTAATGAAAGAATTAAGAGTAATATTTTTTTTTGTTCGTCATCCATTACGTCTATCCTGTTGTTGTTTAATCAACTCTTCTAATTCCTTCTTGCTTTTTATTTTTTGGTTCTGCTGTTTCATTTCTCCCCTCGTTCTCCCTTATTTCCAAAACAGTATTAACCTTTTGTTGCAACCTTATCATATCTTGGTCTAACAATCGTAATTGATCAGTCAAACGAATTATAGTAGTTTTCATTTCTTGCACAGACGGATCTATTTTATTGGTTATTGTTTGCCAGACAAAGTAAACAAAGTAACCTAGTCCAACTACCATGACAACAGGGAACCCAAAGTCTGCTATCAGTTGTGCTATGTCCATCAATCTCTTCTTGCGTCTATCTTCCCGTCTTCTACAAAGTTTTCGGCTCTAGCTATTCTATCTAAGTCTGGCGCTAGATTTAACGCACTAGAGACACTTACATCTATACGAATCATATCGTTGTTCATTATAGAAGCTCTAGTTATTAACATTTTAGATATGCCTTGTACGGTGTTGATTTCATCAACAAGACCATCCATCATTTGTTTCATAACAATAAATATGAAAAAACCCATAATTAGACCACTGGCTATGGGTAAGCCTACTTCTGCTATGAGGTCAAAAACCTCCACTAATTATCTTCGCCTTTGAATTGTTTGCTACTACCAGTTGTACCTGCATACAGTCCAAACCAAGCTGCACCAGCTCCCACTACAATAGAAATAAGACCAGACTGTTCAAATGAAGGTTCTGGTAATTCCATGAACCAAATAGTGCATTTATATAATAAAATTATGTAGACGGTAAGAAAAGCTCTCGGAAATATTCTCCAGGAGTCAACAGCTTTTGCTAGATGAATCCATCTTTGATGAGGATTGACGTTAACATCTGATTCTAAATCTCTAATTTTATCTTTTAGATCAGATATTTCTTTGATCATATCCATGAATTTATTGAGATCCATTTCGACCTCATTACGATCCATGTCTCCGCTAAATCTATTTTGATCGTTCATACAAACTCGACTAATACGATTGCACTTACAATAAAAGGATAAACTGCCCAAAGCATTGTTTCAAGCCTGTCAAATTTTTTTGACCCGTCCTCTAACCGTCTTTCTATGTTTTCATAACGAATCGTACACTCACGCTCATGTGCCTCAATTTTGGCCATTGATTCGTTAATATCGGACATTATGTATTTTCTTTCTTAACTCTGATTTCTTCGTAAGCCTCGTTGACATCTGGGGTAGATTTATCGTCAGCTACAAATTTACCATCTTCATCTCTAGCTCTTACAGTTTTTCTTTCAGTCCCAGTAATAGCGTCAATTATTTTTTTCCAAAAACTCATGTTATTTCTCCTTGGCTTTGCCTACGTTTATAGCACACCAATCAATTAGTTTATAGATCTTACCTATAATCTCATCGTCTTTTGGTGTAGGTGTCAAAGCACAAATTAAAGATGCTCCTGATATAACCCAAGGTGCTATTTGTATTATTGTTAAAATTGTATCTAACATATCATTCTCCTTCTGTTGATGATTCTTTTGGAACATCCCAACAATTTAAGTTAGATGCTACTGTCCTTCTTTCACCCTCACCTTTAAAGGGATATACCATGTGTTGTAACCAAGAGGGAAATACTAATAGTTTACCTACTTCTGGTTTCATAACAAAAGACTGAGGAGGTCTCAATCTTTCTGTATTCATTAATTCGTTTCTCCCATATTGAAAAGCAATGTAGCCATCGCAATCGCCAGACGTATTATATAAGGAGTAGTTTGGCGATCCCGCTACAGGTTGGTTTAATATTTGTTGTGGTACTTTTGTCCAACCAGTAGTTGATATTCCCATTATAGTTTTTGTCCCATGATCGTGGATTGGATTATAGTCGCCTTCATAACTATGCACCGACCATGTTTCATCGATGGCTACTGCCTTTGGAGAAGAAAGGCGTGAACCAATATTATTGCTAAAAAAATTTATGTAATCAGCACCAAGACTACAGATAAAATTATTGTATTCTTCTAGTCTAGGGTCTGCATTATTCATCAGTAATTGTTCGCCCTGAGATATTTGCCCTACTAAAGTATCAGCTAATGATTTTTTATTTTGGTCTTCTAAATATTCGTCAAGGTAATCGTTTAAGTCATTCACCATACTAATAGGCATTTCTGTTTCCATGACGTAAACAGAAGGCATATTATGTACTGTAACTTCTGCCATTAACTAGGTACGCTAAAACTATTGTCTGGTGTACTTACTGCTGGTGGGTTAGTTATGACACTATCTACTTGACTAGCAAATATTGTGTCCCATTGCGATACAGGACATATCGCTACTAGATTAGCATTTGTCCAACTTCCTTTAGCTTTAAGTGTAAAGTTAGCATTACCCTCTGTATCTAATTGTTCTACAGTAGTAAAAAATTCAGATGTGTAATAAGTCGCATCACCTTCACTATCGTTTTCATATTTCATAGTTATATCCCATTTATCAACTTTGCTATTGCTATTAACGTATGGGGTACAACTTATTATTGCTTTTGTTACTGCCATTTTTTACTCCTTATCCTTCTAATGTCGTGACTCTAGCTGTCAACGCATCTATTTTATCATCAGCTTCTTGTAAAGCTTTTACTAGAATTGGTACAAACTTTTCGTATTGTAATCCGTATTGTTTGCCATCACCTGAAAGTGATACTGTTAAATTCTTTTCATCAGATAGTTTATAGCCAGCAGCTTCTTCTAATGTATTGACTGCTTGTGCTTTAAATCCAACATCTAACCAACTTTCTTTATGTGTTCCATCTGGTGTAATAGAGTTTAAGTCTGTATCTGGGTTTGAATCCCAATCTACATATTTATGTCTTTTATCCCATTTATAAGTAACAGGCTGTAATTGATTTACAAAAGCCAAACCTAAGTCTAAGTCAGTAAAATCTGTTTTATCTCTTTCGTCAGATGCTACTGTTAAAGATACTTGTACGTTAATTTTTGAATGGTCGCCATTTCCTAAAGTAACTTCATTATTACCAGTAGTTAAAGCACCTCCAGGTGAGCCAGAGATTCCAGAACTTGTACCAAGCATCAAAAGATTACCACCAGTAGTTACTGACCTTCCAGCTTGTTTACCTATTGCTACGTTATTACTACCTGTAGTAGTGTTTTCTAATGCCTCAACTCCTACAGAAACATTTCCGTCACCAGTTGTGATGTCGAGTCCTGATGCTCTACCCACTCCAGTATTATCTACACCAGTTGTTGTTTTACCTAAAGCTTCATATCCACAAGCAGTATTATTACTTCCTGTGGTATTAGCATCAAGAGCATTTGCTCCAACAGCTACGTTTTGAGCACCTGTCGTGTTAGCTATCATTGCTCCTGTTCCAATAGCAGTATTGTAGTTTGCGGTTGTATTGCCACCTAAAGCGTTTACACCTAAACCTACGTTGTATGAACCAGTTGTATTGGCATCCAAAGCCAGATACCCCATAGCGGTATTTTCTGTGCCTGTTGTATTTACAAACATAGTTCTATGACCGATAGAAGTATTAAAAGAACCAGTTGTAGTGCCAGCTTGTGAATCATGTCCTACTGCTGTGTTTCTTGTGGCTGTGGTATTGGCTACTAAAGCATCAGAACCAACAGCAACGTGTTCATCTCCTGTTGTGTTAGCTTTCAAAGCATCAGAGCCTACTGCAACATTGTTACTTGCGGTTGTATTATCTCGTAATGCTCTACTACCTATCGCAACATTAGTAGCACCTGTTGTGTTTGCACTTAGTGACTGTTGACCTACTGCTGTATTAGCGTCAGCAGTTGTATTTGCATCAAGAGCAGCAACACCTACCGCTACATTCAAAGTTCCAGTTGTATTAGATTCCAATGCTCCATTACCAATGGCTGTATTACTGTCGGCAGTTGTATTTGCTGTAAGTGCGTTTTTACCTACCGCCACATTTCCAGCACCAGTTGAATTAGCATCTAATGCTGCAAAACCAACTGCTGTGTTATCATCACCAGTAGTCAAAGCTGCAAAAACATCTACACCTACACCTGTATTATTATCAGCAGCATCTATAGTACCTGTTGCATCATCACCAAACATTATTGATGAAGTACCAAAAGCTTTATATTTTAATGCTGAACCATTAATAGTTAGTGCATCTGTTTCTGTAGTTCCGTCTACGTCTAAGTCTCCGTTGAAATCACCATTACCTGTAAGTGTTAAATTACCACCTACGGAGACATCATCTGTAACTGTTAAATCGTCTTGTACTTTTAAATCTACAGCAGAAATACTAGCAAGAGCATCTACAATAGCAGCACCAGAACCTGCACCATCAGAATAAATAATTTTAGTATCGCCAGCAGGTATCGTTATACTTGCACCTGTACCTTGGCTTATAACTAAGTTTTGCGAACCAGTTGTAGCATTTTCTATAAACCATAGTTTAGATACTGTGTTTGGTCCAATAGTTACAGTACAAGCAGAATCTAATGCACCTGTATATTTAAGAAACATTGACCTTCCAGGGTCAGTAGCACCATCTGCTATTGTGGTTGTATGCGTATCTGCATTAGTAGTAATAGCTTCTGTGCCAAAGCTAAACGCTTCAGCTATCAACTCAAGGTTAGTATTAGTACTTGTACCCCAAGTTCCTGATTCATCACCAGTTGCTATTTCTTTTAATCTAAGGTCATTTACATAAGTTGCCATTGTTTTCCTCTAATAAAATTATAAATAATTAAGCTACGTCTTGCCAATTTGGTGTCTGGGATGTAGAAACTTCACTATAGTTAGGTGTCTGTGATTCATCTATTAATCCCCAAATATTAACTATTGTAGTTTGCCCATCACCTTCTACTCCAGTTGGAACAACTACAGCTTTACTTATAGTAGTTACACTACCTAATTCACCAGTTCCTGAAACACCTGTTGCATCTAAATTATTATTACAAATAACAACTTCATCACCCAAACTCAATGTTGAAGCAACTGCACTTACACCTACTACAGCTACTGCTTGTACTACTACTGTTCCTTCTGCTGTAGTTCCTGCATTACCAGTTACTACTGTTACAGCACCTGCTACTACAGTTTCTGAACCTAAAGCTGTTGTTCCTACATTTCCTGTGACAGCAACATTAGCAGCACAGATAACACTTTCATCACCAAGACCTGATGTAGAAGTTACAGCAGATACACCTTGTACCGCTTCACCTATGACTACCGAATTGCCTACAGCACTTACAGCAGCATTTCCTGATACACTTACTGTAGCTTCAGCTACAATTGTTTCACTACCTAGTGCAGATGTTCCGGCATTTCCAGAAGGTGTTACTAAAGATGTAGCTACTACAGTTTCGCTTCCTAAAGCAGATGTAGCTGCTATTCCTGTAACTGCTATTAAAGATTTAGCAATTACAGTTTCGTCACCTAATGCAGATGTTCCAGCAACCCCTGTAACACTTACAGTTACACTAACTGATGCAGGTTGACCCCAAGGACCTTCGCCCCAGCCAGCACGACCCCATCCAACCGACATTTATTAAGCTATTCTAATAATTGCGTTTGATGCGTCTGCTGTTGGAAATTGAATTGTAAAATCACCATTAGTAGATGTTTTATCACCACCAAATGCTAATACACATACTGCTGGGTCGCCTGATGCTGAGTCATTAAATATTAATGCTCCGTTGGCTGTAATAGTTGCAGAACTAAATGTTAAGTCTGCAAAATCTGTAAACGCTGTTGTGCTTGAGGTAGTAGGGTCTACTCTAGTTAAAGAAGCTCCTTTTGCTGTGTAATTAGTTCCACTAGCTTCATTAGAAGTAGTGTAGGCAGTAGTACTTGCTCCCAATGACGCACTACTAGTATACAATGCTAGATTAAATGTACTACCGCCCGAATTTTTAAAATTATGCACACCTTCCAAAAGTTCTTTTTTGAAAGAAGTACACATTGCTTGTGATATTGCCATTACAGCCTCCTTATAATATCTGCCATTTCTTTATGACCTTGTTTCTCTAGCATACCTGCTACTGTTGACCTGTCACTCAAAATGGCTTGTTTTATATAAATTAAAATAACCTTTTCTATTTGCTCTTTAAAAGCTTCTGCCTGTGCTTTAACCATAGGGTCTGCATTGTCACTTACTGAAACTAATCTTTCTAATATTCTTTCAGTCCAGTATTCAGGACTTAAACCTTTATTCTGTGTAGTTTGTACTGCTACCTGTCCTATTGTTGATTCTAAATCTACGCTAAACATTTAATTTTCTATATCCATCTCTAAAAGCATCTTTACGATTATAACCATCTGATTCTAACGTAAGTCTACCTAAAGCTTCTTTAAATCTGTTTTCATAATTTGTTAATATATCTGGCTCACCTTTCATAAAAGTATAAGCCTCTACTAAGCTAGCATAAAGCAAAGCTTCTGTAGCATTAGTGCCTAACCAAGATTCACCAGAAGATGCAACAGTA